CCTAGATTAAAGACTATCAGAGAAGGAGAAATAGTTGAATTTACAAATTGTTAATAACTTTTTAAAAAATATTTTTTTATTCCAACTTAATTTATTATTTTTATACTATAATTTTAAACAAAATAATTATGTCTTACAAAGCAGTAGTAACAAAGCTTACAAATGTTAGATCTCATTCTAACGCAGACAAAGTACAATTAGCAACATGTCATGGTAACCAAGTAGTTATCGGATTGAATCATGTGGAAGATGAATTAGGAATATATTTTCCAAGCGATGGACAATTATCACATGGATTCTGTTCCGCTAATAACTTATTTAGAAAAGCAGAAATGAACTCTGACCCAGAAGCTAAACCAGGAATGTTCGACGAAAATAGAAGAGTTAGAGCTCAAAGATTCCGTGGTGAAATATCCGATGGATTCTGGGTTCCTTTATCTAATTTAGATTTTATTGGTGGAGTTTCATTTGTTGAAGGATTTGAATTTGATGAATTAAATGGAATTCAAATCTGTGAGAAATATATCAATCCAGCTACTATAAAAGCTGCAAGAGAAAATCAAGGCAAGAAAACCAGAACAGCAAAAACATCAGTGATGTTCAAAGAACATTTCGATACTGCACACTTTGGTAAATGCTTACATGAATTTGACTACGGACAAACTATTATAATCACTGAAAAACTTCACGGTACTTCAGGACGTATAGGACATGTTCAACTTGAAAGAGATTTAACTTGGTTAGAAAAAATAGCTAAAAGATTCGGTGTACGAGTTCAAGAAACTGAATGGAAATATTTGAACGGTACTCGTAGAGTTGTACTTGAAGAATCTTCCGGTATTCAATTCCATGATCCAACTATCAGAGATAAAGCATTCAAATTATTTGAAGGTAATCTAAGAAAAGGAGAAACCGTTTATTTTGAAATTGTAGGTTATGAATCTACTGGTGCTTCTATCATGCCAAAAGTTGATACAACAAAAATGGGAGATAAAGAATTCACTAAAAGATATGGTAAAACTATGCCATTCTCTTATGGATGTGAAGAATTACAATCTCGAGTTTATGTTTACCGTATGACTTTAACCGATGAAGATGGACACTCTATCGATTATGCATGGGATGATGTTGTAAAAAGATGTAAAGAATTAGGTGTAGATACAGTACCACATATCCGAACAATGACTCTTAATGATTTAAAAGAAGATTTAAAATCTGCTGCAGTTATGGATGATATCAGAACGGTTAAAGAAACTTTTGCTAAATTGATTGAAGCATATGGATCTGGACCTTCTATTCTAGATGAAACGCATATCAAAGAAGGTGTTTGTGTAAGAATTGAAGGTGGGATCCATAACAAGACTTATAAATTTAAGTCATTTGAATTTAAAGTTCTTGAAGGAATTATCAAGGATTCAGGTGTTGTGGATGCTGAAGAGGCACAAGGATAAAATGAATCTTAAATATTAACTAACATATAATAAATAAAACTTTTTATGTACGATACACTTGTTATTGAATTGCAAAAAGATGGAAAATCCGTTGGATCTATTTCTATCTTGAAACAGGATTTACAAACTTTACAAAATGCACATGGTACCGATGTTTCTACTATTGTAGCTGATATGATTAAAACATTAGAAGATGGTGTTGAAAATCGCAAATGAGAAAATTAATGAATGTAAGCTCAAATTTACCGAGCTTACATTTTTTATTCCAAATTATATTAAGATGAATTTGGAAACCCGATTTGCAATATCCGAATTAGTAAATGAAAATGGTAAGTTAGATGATATGCAAGTTCTAATTGATTATGATTTAGAACCTGGTATTGTTTGTATAGGAATGGGTCAAGGACCAACAACATCAACAATAAAAATTTTTTAATTTTTTTTCAATTTTTGAAACTTTTTACAAGAGCTTCATAATATATAATATAATTTAATAAATAAAACAAAATGAAAACTTCAAACGTAAATATTGCAAATATTATTATGGTCGAGAATTTTGGCTGGGCGAAAGCCTTCGCTAAAGGGAATGACTATGATTATGAGTTGCATACGTTCGGAAGTTAACGATATTTGAAAATAACGATTTTCAATTAAGTTCCGAACCTTCAAAAGTTCGGAACTTTTTTCGTTTATAAGGGTGAGTGGCAGATAAGGTTATTGCACTAGTCTGAAAAACTAGAGGAGTTGGATCGATACCAACCTCTCCCACAATAAAAATTGTTAATAACTTTTTGAAAGAAAATTTTTTACTTTCAATCTTTATTATTATTTTTATACTATAATTAATTAATCACAACTTAATTAGTTATCGTTCATTGACATATTGGTATTTTAATTGGGGCTATGGTATAGATGGCTAACACACTTGCCTTGCACGCAGGAATCCCGAGTTCGATCCTCGGTAGCTCCACCCTGGTCAATTTGGGTTCGCATGTTCCAAGGCTTTGGCGATTCTCCCTTGCACGGAGAGTGTGGTGAGTTCGATTCTCACCGGATCCACATTCAATTGCGGAAGTAGCTCAATTGGTAGAGCTCTAGACTTCCAATCTAGAGGTTGCGAGTTCGATTCTCGTCTTCCGCTCAAAACAAATACACAGGATACAGTCAAGGTGACGGTGGGCTCTCCAAAAGCTTCACGGGTGAGTTCGATTCTTACATTCTGTGCTAACATTGGAATATAGCTCATTTGGTTAGAGCATTGCACTGATACTGCAAAGGTGCCTGGTTCGAATCCAGGTATTCCAACCACCAAAAATAAAATTGTTAATAACTTTTTATCAAAACAGTTTTTTATTCAATTTATTTTTATTATTTTTATACTATAATTAATTAAACACAATTAATTATCGTTCATTGACATACTAAAAATTAAATGCTCCGTTGGACAAGCGGTTAAGTCGTTTCCCTTTCACGGAAAAGATCATGGGTTCGATTCCCATACGGAGTACGGTTATTCTACTTGGCCGGTAGAATATAGCAATAATAATTAACATATAGCCAATGGAAATTTGTCGACACTAATTCCTGTTAATTATTATTGTTCGTTTACAAATAGCATAAATTGGTTAATGCGCCGGCTTCGCCGGAGAATGTCAGTTCGAGTCTGAATTGTAAACCTTAAATAAAAATACTCCTGTAGTCCAGCGGAGTGGATGCTTCCCTGTCACGGAAGAGATCGTGGGTTCGAATCCCATCAGGAGTGCCGGGTCAAATTTGTACCATAGTCTCGAATATATAATTAAAAAAATATATTTGAACTATGGCACGAAAACCACACAAGTACCATTATATTTACAAGATAACTTGTAATGTTAATGGAAAGTATTATATTGGAATGCATTCATGTTCTAATTTAGAAGATGGTTATATGGGTTCTGGTAAAAGATTAAGACGTTCTTTGAATAAACATGGAATTGGAAATCATACAAAAGAAATCCTTGAATTTCTTGATGATAGAGAATCTCTTAGAAAAAGAGAGGCTGAAATAATTAATGAAGAACTTATTCAAGATCCTTTATGTATGAATTTGCAATTAGGCGGAGGTGGAGGATATATTTCAAAAGAGAATCAATTTAATAGATCGTCATCTGGAGGTAAATCATTTGCTAAAAGTCTTAGACAAGATGCAAATTTATTAGAAAAAGTAAAAATTAATGCTAGTATGCAATTAAAAAAATTACATACTGAAGGAAAAATTAATTATAATACTTTTACTGGTAAAAAACATTCTGAAGAATCAAAAAGAAAAATGAGTGAATCTTCTAAAGGAAAAGGAACTAAGGAGAAAAATTCTCAATTTGGTACTCGTTGGATAACTGACGGTATAGAAAATAAAAAAATTAAAAAAGACGAACAAATACCTGATGGATGGAAATTAGGTAGAAAAATATAAGAGAAAAACAATTAAGCATAATAAATATATGCGGTAGCTTAATGGTAGAGCGCTGGGTTACTAAGCTCGGAGGTGTAGGTTCGAATCCTACTAGTAAAAATAAAAGTTTAATTGAAGTTATTAATTCAGTATAGTAGCAATGTGACTAAATATTATCTGCAGTAAAATATTTAGGTGAAATTGAGTTTTACAATGAATAGCTAGCATAGGTAAAACGTTTTAATAACGCTCTTTAACTGGAGACGTGGGTGAGTGGTTAATACCAGCAGACTGTAAATCTGCCGCTTAGGCTTCGCTGGTTCGAATCCAGCCGGCTCCACTTTGGTCAATTTTGTACCATAGTCTCGAATATATAATTAAAAAAATATATTTAGACTATGGCACGAAAACCACATAAGTATCATTACATATACAAAACAACTTGTAATGTTAATGGAAAGTATTACATAGGAATGCATTCATGTTCTAATTTAGAAGATGGTTATATGGGCTCTGGTAAAAAGCTTAGACGTTCTTTGAATAAACATGGAATTGAAAACCATACAAGAGAAATCCTTGAATTTCTTGATGATAGAGAATCTCTTGCTAAAAGAGAAGCTGAAATCGTTAATGAAGAATTAATTCAAGATACTTTATGTATGAATATGCAATTAGGAGGAGGTGGAGGATTCTCTTCAGAAGAACATAGAAAAAGATTTAATGAAGCTAGTAATAAGTCTAGACAGACCGAAGAGTTTAGAAATAAAATATCTAATTCTTTATGTGAATTATGGAAAGATCCAGAATATAGAAAATCTCATACTGATGCATTAAAATCATCTAATAGATTTTCCGGTAAAAAACATACAGAAGAAACAAAAAATAAAATGAGTGAATCTGCAAAAAATCGAATTCGAGAGAATAATTCTCAATTTGGTACTTGTTGGATAACTAATGGAATTGAAAATAAAAAAATAAATAGAGAAGACTTAATACCAGATGGATGGGAATTAGGTAGAAAGATAAAGATTTAAACTGATCATTTAAATCTTGAACGGTTCGAAACGTTCGATTAGATATGGTGTAATGGTGCACAGGAGAAAGTAATATGGATCCAGGTTTAAGGTTCGATTCCTTATTGTCTAGCTAAAAATTTAAAAATTAAAAGATGGAAAAGAACGAAATTAAAAAAGCTCTTTATAAGCAAAAACCTGAAGCTCATATTCAATTTATAAGAAAAGGTGTAGCATATTACTATGCAGATCTTGAAGAAATGAGAGTTCATTTTGAAATTCCTATTGAAGATATGGGAGACGCTGATTTCTTAAATAAGATGGAAGGAAAATTGCTTATTAGATGGATATCTTAATTCAATGCGAAGTAGCTCAGAGGCAGTAGCATTCGGCTCATATCCGAAAGGTCAGGATTTCGAAATTCCTCTTCGCAACCAACTAAAAATTAAAAACAAAATTATGAAGAAGACTAAACTCTAGCCATTGCGATCAAGAGATTGTAATGGCAACTTAAAAAAAATACATTATGATCTCGTAGCTCAGCAGGTTAGAGCACCTCACTTTTAATGAGGGAGTCGTTGGTTCGATTCCAACCGGGATCACATTCAATAAACTAAAAAATGTCACAGTAAACTCAATCGGTTTATTGTTACAAAATGAAGTTTACTATAGTTTCGTAGCTTAGTGGCTAAAGCACTGATTTTACATGTCAGCTATCGTGAGTTCGAGTCTCACCGAAACTACAAAATTGTTAATAACTTATGAATCTGTTATTTTTTAACTATCATAAAATTATTATCAATTAAAATATTAAAGAGTCGTTACCGCAATTTATTCTTAGGCTGTTAACCTCGTGGTCGTGAGTTCGAATCTCACTATAGGATTTAGTTCCTATATAGCTCAGCGGTAGAGCACGTATTATTGACTCTGTTATTTTGTTCCCATCGTCTATCGGTTAGGACATCAGGTTTTCATCCTGAAAAGCGGAGTTCGATTCTCCGTGGGAATGCAACCAGCATCTGGTAATTTATTAATTTAGATTAACAGGAGCAAAAATATAAATATGTCTTCGTGGTGTCGGTTTAGTCCGGTATAAAAAGTAAGGTTAAAAGCACCTGCTGCCACAAAACATATTTTTTAAAAAATATTAAAAATACATTGCGATGAGGAGCAATTGGCCGCTCGTTGGGCTCATAACCCAAAGGTTACAGGTTCGAGTCCTGTCATCGCTACAACAAAAATTAAGTAATTCTAAGCAACCCCTTAGTTTTAATTTTTAAACTTATATTGCGGGATAGCAGCAGTTGGTCAGCTCGCCAGGCTCATAACCTGGAGGTCGTGAGTTCGAATCTCACTCCCGCTACGAACAGTAATAGACAACATACCGTAAGATCTGTATTCTATTCATTATAAGGTACACCACACCTCTGTTCGCAAGTTCAAGTTGGTGCGAGGCAGTCTCTATATCAGCTGTGTAGAGAATATTAAAAGAGATGATAAGGTTTCCAAACCGTAAGTCCACTGCGTCCTCGCTTTTTTTATTCCTCTGTAGCTCAGTTGGTCAGAGCGGTCCGCTGTTAACGGATAGGTCGTAGGTTCGAGCCCTACCGGAGGAGCAATATATTGGTGGCTGGTGGAATTGGTAAACACATCGGTCCGTTTTGTAAACACTGTCAAGGGTTTCTTCAGCAATTTTAAGAGGAAGTAAAACCGACGACGAAAGTCACTCCTGGTTCGAGTCCAGGGCCACCAGCAACTAAACGTAAATAAAATAAAAGTAAGGGATGGAAAAGAAAACAGTAATTCAAGGGAGTTTCGAATCTTCAAAGGTGAAAATGAGAAAAAGACACGAAGAGGTTATTAAAATACCAAAATTCAAGTTTCAAAAAATTAATTTTAAAAAAATTGCAAAATTTTTCTTCTTTTGAAACTTTTTAGCAAATGCTACTTAATATATAATAAATAAATTTAAACTAACAATACAATGTTAACTATTACAAACATACAACGCACTTCATTGCATACGTCGTCTCCGATAAGTCAGAGATGTTCGTTACCGCTATGTAGTCCGAGTATTGATAGTTAAATGTTTTAGAAATAACGATTTCAACATATATTCAATAGCTCGGTAAATTAATTTTTATCGAGCTATTTTTTTGTAGTAACTTTGAAATAAACTGTCCTGTAGATTAATTGGCAAATCGTCCGACTTTGACTCGGAAGACTCCTGGTTCGAACCCAGGCAGGACAACTATCATAGTTCATTGACATATTGGAAAATAAATGGAGAATTGGCAGAGTGGTCGATCGCACTGCTCTTGAAAAGCAGCGAACCGAAAGGTTCCGTAGGTTCGAATCCTACATTCTCCGCACTTAATTATGGAAAGGTGGCCGAGTGGTTTATGGCACTGCTCTTGAAAAGCAGCGAACTCGAAAGGCTCCCGTAGGTTCGAATCCTACTTCCTCCGCTCATTTATAAGGACGATTGGTCGAGTGGTTATAGGCACTGGATTGCAAACTCAGTCACGTTGGTTCGAATCCAACATCGTCCTCTGTGACTATAGCTCAGTTGGTCAGAGCGCTTGATTGTGGTTCAAGAGGTCGTGGATTCAATTTCCACTAGTCACCTAAGGTTTATATTTGTACCATAAAAACAAATAATAACGGGATGTGGACTAATTGGCTAAGTCGCCACTTTTGGGAAGTGGACATCATCCAGGTTCGAGTCCTGGTATCCCGACATAAGGAAAGTAATCCGATGCAGGCGCTCGGTCCTGTTTGCTAAACAGTGAGACCCGAAAGGGTTGGAGATCGTTACTTCTGCTTTCCGCAATATTCACCTGTAGCTCAGTTGAATAGAGCAACCGCCTTCTAAGCGGTAGGTCACAAGTTTGAATCTTGTCGGGTGTACTAATAAATCGCCTTTGTAGCTCAGCTGGTAGAGCAAATGATTTGTAATCATTAGGTCGCAGGTTCGATCCCTGTCAAAGGCTCGCAATAAAGGGTTGTTACAGCAAACTTCTTCGGATAATAAATTAGTTTTGGTAACTTGTTTTAGTTGGTTCAACCCCAACAAATATTCAACCCTGTTTATTCCTTGATAGTTCAATGGTAGAACGCAACGTTGGTATTGTTGTAATACGAGTTCGAATCTCGTTCGAGGATCTAATAAAAAGATTTTAATATGAAGAAAAAATTTGATGCTCTTTAGGTAAATAACCTAAAGCATATGAGCCAAAATGTTAACAGAGCTAAACTGAAAAAAGCAAAAACAAGTAAAGAATACAACAGTATTCAATACAATGATCTTTATCCTTTGTATTGGGATGAAGGAGTAAATTACTATCCTAGATATAACAGAGGAACTAAAAGTCCTTGTAGGAAACAACGACAATTACAAGCTTTTGAACGTCGAATGTATCGTTCATGGAAATGTAATAGAAAAACAAGATGGAAGTAATTCCATTATATCCCTGTAGCCCAATAGGCAGAGGCATTGGACTTAAAATCCATTCAGTATGAGTTCGAATCTCATCAGTGATACATTGGTCCTGTAACTCAGTTGGTTAGAGTGCCATAGTTAATTATTTTATAAATTCTCGAATATATAAAATAAAAACTAATGAATTGTATATATTGTAAAAAAGAATTAAGTCCTAAAGGATTGTCTCATCAAATATATTGTAAAGATAATCCAAACAGAAAAGTAGTTTATAGATCCGGCGATAGAAATCCAATGTATGGAAAGAAAGGATCAAATAGTTACATAAAAGCTAAAAATGAAGGACGTACGTATAAAATTTCCGAAGAAACTAGACAAAAACTTTCAAAAGCATCTAAAGGAAGGATATTAACTGAAGAACATAAAAATAATTTATCTTCTGCTATGAGGAAAGTGGTAAGAGAAAAACCAGAGAGTTATTCAGGTTCTAATGTTAATGGAAGAACTAAGAAGTCGGAGTACAATGGTTTTATGATGGATAGTAATTGGGAATTAGAATTTGCTAAGTGGTGTGATATCGAAAATATAAAATGGATAAAACCTAAAACTGGTTTTGAATACGAATGGAACGGTAAAAGGCTATATTATCCTGATTTTTATCTTCCTGAATTAGATATTTATGTTGAAGTAAAAGGATATCAAAGAGATAGAGATTTAGCTAAATGGTCGGTTGTACCAAACTTAATCGTTATTAAAGTTAACGAAATAAAAAAAATAAAAGAAGGAAACTTCAAATTGGTCCTTTAGCACAGTTGGTTAGTGCAAATCCCTCATAAGGATGAGGTCCCTGGTTCGAGTCCAGGATGGACCACTTGAGAAAAGTAATTATTTAAAGTTTGGTTGCATTTAGCTTAACGGATAGAGTTCTCGGCATTGGAGCTGGAAGTCACAGGTTCGAGCCCTGTCCGGACCACAATCAATACTCGAGTAGCCCAACTGGTAGAGGCACATGATTTAGGATCATGACAGTGTGAGTTCGAATCTCACCTTGAGTACCATGGTCAATTTTGTACCGTAGTCTCGAATATATAATTAAAAAAATATATTTGAACTATGGCACGAAAACCACATAAGTATCATTACATTTACAAGACAACTTGTAATGTTAATGGAAAGTATTATATTGGAATGCATTCATGCTCGAATTTAGAAGATGGTTATATGGGTTCCGGTAAAAGATTAAGAAGATCTTTGAATAAACATGGAATTGAAAACCATACAAAAGAAATACTTGAATTTCTTGAAGATCGAGAATCTCTTGCTAAAAGAGAATTTGAAATTGTTAATGAAGAATTAATTCAAGATCCTTTATGTATGAATTTGCAATTAGGCGGAGGTGGAGGATTCTCTTCAGAAGAACATAAATTAAAATTTATAAAATCATTAAAAAAAGGTAATCTTACATATATTAAAAGATTAAAAACCGATAAAGAATTTGCTGAACGAGTTTCTGAAAGATTTTCAAAAATATCAATCGGGAATCAATATGGATTAGGCAATAAATCATTTAGTGGAAGATCTCATTCAGAAGAAACTAAGGAAAAAATGAGAAATATTGATCGAACCGGAAGTAAAAACTCTCAATTTGGTAAATGTTGGATAACAAACGGTACCGAAAACAAAAAAATAAAAAAAGATGAACAAATACCTGATGGATGGAAATTAGGTAGAAAAATTAAATAAGATTTTTATACAATTAGTTCGGTTAGTTCAATGGATTAGAATACATGAATACGAATCATGAGATAGGAGTTCGAATCTCTTACTGAACACAAAATATTTTCCAATTGTTAATAACTTTTTTCTCAAACAGTTTTTATTTCCAATTTAATTTATTATTTTTATACTATAATTAATTAAACAAATATGGAAAATCTCATTAATAAATCACACAATCTCTTTTCTGAATCAGACTTAGAGTTATTTCAATCAATCTTTGGTAGAGAACGTATCAGACTAGGATTCTTCTCCGGTAAAGATGAACGTTATGAACACTCATATTTACGTGAAGGTTTCCGTTATTGGGATCATCATGACATAAACAGAATAGAAGATAAGACTGAACGTTTTAATCAACAATCGGAAGGTCATATAATAATTATAAAAAATTACACTGATGGTGAGGATGAATATGATATGGATCGTTCTTATCCTGCATCATTTAGTTTTATTGTTGAACCTAAAAAATAAAAAACATGAAATATTCATTATTAAATTGCGAAGGAGATTTCTTATTAGTAGATAAAATCCGAGAAGATTGGTATTTTAAATTGTTAATACAATCAAATGATGTTAAAGGTACAAAATCCATTTATCATCTAATTAAAACAGATGCGATTCAAATTTTAACATTCTTAAAAGGAGAACATACAATTTATCACGAGCAATATCCAGAAACTGTCAATTACTTAAATTACAATAGTGATTACAAATCAAGAACTATCATTAAAAGCTTAATTCAAGCTTTAGTTCTTGAATTGTATCATGGAATCCAAAGTAATGAAGATGAATTCTTAAAAGGATTTGCAATACCGCCAAAAAGAGATTATTAAAATGAGAGTAACTTTAATCAGTGATACACATAACAAACACAAACATGTACACAACAAAGGTTTAGGTGATTTACCTGGTGGTGATTTAGTTATCCATGCAGGCGATATATCTTCTATGGGTTATCGACATGAAGTTGTTGAATTTGCAAAATGGTTCAATCAATTAGATTATAAGCATAGAATATTTATTGCAGGTAATCATGATTGGGGTTTCCAAGATAACATCGATGATATAATGGAACACATATCAATATATGAAGGAATCACTTATATACAAGACAAAACGAGAACTATCAACGATGGTGATACGGTAATAAATATATACGGTTCTCCTTGGCAGCCTGAATTTTGTAACTGGGCTTTTAATTTACCTAAAAATGGACCTGGACTTGCTTCAAAATGGGAAGCTATTCCTTTAGATACTGATATCTTAGTAACTCATGGACCTGCATTTGGTAAACTAGATACAGTTGAAGGTAGAAGATCCGATCATTTAGGTTGTGAATTATTAACAGAAAGAATTGCAGAAGTTAAACCTAAGATTCATGTTTGTGGACATATTCATACTGGATATGGTTATGTTTTCGACGGAACTACTCACTTCTTTAATGCATCGGCTTTAAATGAACAATATACATATGCACACAAACCATTCACTTTTGAATGGGATCCAATTACTAACGAAATAGAATTTTAAAATGAAAGCTATATTCCTTGACCATGACGGTGTAATTTGTTTGGCTTCTCAATGGGGTGGACGTGATAAAAAGATGAAGAAGTTTATCAAAGAGACCGGCATTCAAGAAATAAGCAAAATGCCACCTCATATTCGTTTAGATAGTTTTGACAAAAAGGCAGTTAAAGTTCTAAATGAAGTTATTGAAAAAACTGGATCAGAAATTATCGTTTCATCTGATTGGAAATTACATGCTACATTAGAGGAACTTCAAGAGTTATATCGAGAAAATGGAGTTTGTAAAGTTCCAATT